AACGTACAATCTAAAGAAAGAGAGGCCAACGATCTTTATGAAAAAGCGGTGAGCTCCGGCGATGCGTCTTTGATGTCAAAAGCTGACACTTTGAAAAGTGAGGTAGCTTTACAAAAAGAAAAAGTAAGGCTTGCCAAACAAAAACAAGAACAGATAGCAGACACAAGCTCTGCTCAAAACGTTGTGGCACAACCTGAGCAACAACCGCAACAAATGCAAACAGTACAACCAACAAAAGAGGCCCTAGCTTGGGCGTCTAAAAATCCATGGTTTAATGAAGATGTAGAGGCTACTGCTTGGGCGCAACACGTCCACAACACCTTAGCCTACGAGGGTTACGATTTAGACTCTGATGATTACTACAATGAGCTAAACAACAGAATTTATAAAGTTTATCCAGATCTTAGATCTGATAATGTCGAGCAAAATGAGGACCGACCCGCTGTGCAAAGAGTCGCCTCAGCTGCCGTAGGTAGTCGACAAAAAACACAAGGCAAAGAGAACGGCGTACGTTTTAGTAAATCCGAAGTCGAAACTCTACAAGGATTGAAACCACACGGCATGTCAGATGAAGCGTGGTTGAAATCTGTCGCTAAAGAAAAACAAAAACTAGCAACAAGGGAGGCAAAATGACAGAAGAAAATAGCGAAAACGTACATTCCAGAATATCCCGTGAGTCCGAGTCTCACGATAAAAATTCTCGTAGACAACCTTGGAGACCGGTAAGAAAACTAGAAACTCCACCCCCACCAGAAGGTTACGAATATCGTTGGATAAGAGAATCAATGTTGGGTCAGGAGGATAGAGCAAACGTAGCAAGAAGAGTTAGGGAAGGTTGGGAGCTCGTAAGAGGATCCGATTTACCTGATGAATACGCTTATCCGATTGCCGAATCTGGTAGACATGCTGGTTTAGTTTATAGCGAAGGACTTTTATTGGCGAAGATACCTGTCGAGACTCGACAAGAACGAAACAGTTATTACGAGGATCAAACTGTCAGAAAAAAAGAGGCGTTGGATAACAACATGTTTAACGATGCCAGAAAGGATGGCAGATACGTCAAGTACGACTCCGATAGAAAGTCTAATGTTACTTTTGGGAAAAAGTAATAAATATTAATAGGAGTAAATCTTATGGCGAATAAAGATGCCGCATTTGGTTTAAAACCTGTTCGTATGATGGGCGGAGCACCATTCTCTGGAGGACAATCCAGATACAGAATAGCAAGTGGTGCCACTACACCTATATTTCAAGGCGACTTAGTTACACAACTAACAGCCGGAGTATTAGGAAGACACACCGCAACCGGAACCGTTCCGATTGTCGGAGTGTTTAACGGAGTTCAGTACACTGACCCCACTACAGGCGAGCAAGTTTTTAACAACTATTATCCTGGTAGCATTGCTGCCTCGGATATAATCGCAAGCATAATCGACGATCCTAATGTCGTTTTTGAAGTACAAGCAGACGCAGCTATGCCTGTTGCTGACTTGTTTGGAAACTTTGACATTGTTGATGGATCACCGGTTGGCGATACTAAGTCTGGAAGATCTAACTTAGAGCTTGATGTAACGACAGGAGCTACAACTGCTACATTACCTCTAAAAGCGTTAGATATTTCTCAGGATCCCGATAACGACGACGTAGCATCAGCAAACACCAATGTTTTATGTGTGATTCAAAACCACATCATGGGACAAAAAGGTGCTGGTTTAGCATAAGGAGTTAATACATGGCAATTTCAAGAGCACAATTAGCGAAAGAGCTTGAGCCTGGTCTAAACGCACTTTTCGGAATGTCCTATGATTCTTACGATCAAGAGTATGAAGATATTTTTGTGATCGAGGATTCAAACAGGGCGTTTGAAGAAGAGGTGCTTATCACAGGTTTTGGCGGAGCACCCGTCAAGTCAGAGGGTCAAGGCGTTGAATTTGACAATGCCTCAGAAAGTTTTAGCGCAAGATACACGCACGATACTGTTGCGTTAGCGTTTGCGCTTACAGAAGAGGCGGTTGAAGACAACCTGTACGATTCTCTTGGTAAGAGATATGTTAAAGCTTTAGCAAAATCTATGGCTAATACCAAAGAGGTTAAAGGAGCTGACGTATTGAACAACGCTTTCTCATCTAGTTTTACAGGTGGTGATGGCGTATCTCTAGTAAACACTGCTCACCCACTTGCAGGTGGAGGAACAGCTGCTAACAGAGCAACTACGATGGCAGATTTGAACGAGGCGTCTTTAGAAGATGCTTTGATCGACATATCTACTTTTACAGATGACAGAGGTTTGACTATCAGCGTTACCGCGGACAAATTAATAATTCCTCCGCAATTAGTATTCGTCGCTGACAGAATATTAAACTCTCAACAAAGATCTGGGACTGCTGATAATGATATCAACGCAATCAGAAACACAGGTGTCTTGCCTGGTGGTTATGCGGTGAATCATTACCTAACAGATCCAGACGCTTTCTTTGTCTTAACATCAGTTAATGCTATGGGAGAAGGTCTAAAAATGTTCCAAAGATCTCCAATGGAGACTTCTATGGAGCCAGACTTTTCTACAGGCAACATCAGATACAAAGCTAGAGAAAGATATTCGTTTGGTTTCTCTGATTGGAGAGGAATCTACGGATCTCAAGGCGCGTAATTTGAAGTCGTAACACACTTTATTACTCAGTGTTACAAAGGGCCCGAAAGGGCCCTTTTTTTTGTCTAAAATATTTAATATTTATTGTTGTAAATAGTTGTAATAATTTGCAAATATCTGTAATATATCTATGTGAGACATTCAATTAACCAAACCAAGGAGGATAAAAATGGCTAAAGAAACTTACAACATAATCATTAAATGTGATAGTGACGAAGATAGGGACGAAGTTTTGAATACGATCAATGACGGTTTAGCGCCTCTTGATATTCAAACTTTGTATGAAAGAAAAATTATTAGATATGGAAAAGAATCTAACGTTTACTTTTCAGAAAATGATGAAAAATATCATCACGACAAACCTAGAGCACTTAATTAAGGAGGTAGCGTAATGATTACAGTTTATCAAACTAAAAAATTTTATTACCACAAGGAGGGTTACACCAAAGTCGCCACTGTTGATACTGACAGTGTTGCTGAGGCTTTTAGGCTAACTCAAAACATAGATGGATCTTGGTCGCAAGGTCCTGAATTATCTTACGATGGTAAAACTTACGCCAATAAAGATTTTTCAGACAAGGTGACGGTCCTAACAGATCTTGAAACTTATAACGGCGAAGTGGTCGGACTCAGATCAACTTCTAGTGGTGACGTCTTGTTTGACGGCGAGAAGTATTGGTTTTTAGTTCCATCTTACGGCGACAGAAACGCCACAGAAAGTTACAAGACTAGAGGCCAAACGGTGGCCATCGACAATTTTGATATAAACGGTTTTGAATACGACGATAAGGAGGTAGCGTAATGGTTAAAGTAAAAATTAAAAATAAACCTAATGAATTAAAAGCTGTGGCTTTTTTGGGCAGGTTTTCTCAACACAAAGGCTTATTTGACGAAGTAGTCAAAACCCTTGATTGGTTAGAGGAAACAGACAAAAAAATTAAAAAGGAGGATAAATGAGCACAGAAAAAGACTACAGTTTATATAATATTGAACAAGATTTGATAGCAGACCTTGAGGACAATAAAAAAGAAATATTAGAAAGCGAAGGCGATTATTTACATGAATATGTAGATGGCAATATTTCTGTTTATACCTATGACCAAATAAGAATTTATGCTGATAATAAAGATTTATGGTCTATGACTTCTGGTTTAGGTGGCAAAACAGTACAAGAACAGATAGTAGATGTTATCTACGAACATTTATCTGGTGTTGCTTGGGAATGGTATAACAAACAAGAAGAACTTAATGAGGTAGCGTAATGAAATTAATTACAAAAGAAATTATGAATAAGCTCAAAAAAGCAGGAGCAGAACCCGTGCCTGTCACTGCTACAGGTAATGATATTAAACCATGGTTAAAATTATTTAATCCAGCGGGAGCTCAGACTTGGTTGATAGCAGCAATCTCAGAAGATGAAGACACGATGTATGGTCTTTGTGATCTTGGCATGGGTTTTCCAGAGCTTGGCTATGTAAGTTTGCAAGAGTTAAAAAGTCTTGATCTTCCTTTTGGTTTAACCATAGAAAGGGACAAATTCTTTGAGCCAGACAAAACTCTTGCAGAATACGCAGAGATAGCAAGATCAAATCAAAGAATAGTAGATTAGGAGGATAAGTAGTGACAAAAATATACTTAGATATGGACGGAGTTTTGGCAGACTTCGTAACCGGTGTGCAAGGGCCTGATTATTTAAACGGCCCTTTGAAAAGCGAAGAACAATACGACGACACCAAAAAAAATCTTATACTCAAAAGATTATTCAAAAATTTACCGCCCATGCCTAACATGCTAAAGCTTGTATCTTATGTAAAACAAACAGGCTTGCCTTGGGAGATCTTAACTTGCTCAGGTGAGATCGAAAGACCTCTGGTGGTAGCCGACAAAATAAATTGGATTAGAGAACACGTTGATTACAACGTGGTCGTTACTTCTACGCTCAAAGGCAAGCACAAAGCCGTTTTTGCAAAAAAAGGTGACATTCTAGTAGACGATAAAAAATCTAATGTGGAGGCTTGGAAAGACGCAGGCGGCATTGGCATTTTACACACAGACATAGACGAGACTATAAAAGAACTGAAAACAATATTGTCTTTTTAAACCCTAAATAGTAATATCAAAGCGTACGATTAATTGTTACGGGCATAGTGCTCGTGATGGCTATTTTAAAGGAGGCTGATTATGACTACGCATTTTACTTCGGGTGTTACCAACGTTGGAGTTGATTCAACATTAGGTAAACTAAAAGCACCCGCTCCACATAAGTATCACACTTATTTTAATGATTTTGATACTTACTTGGCGTCCGATTGGACAATCACAACAACTGAGGATGGCACAGGATCCGCTACCGAGGCATTAGCTGACGGTGACGGCGGCTTACTGTTACTGACCAACGCTGCTGGTGACAACGACAAAGACTTTTTACAACTTGTAAAAGAGGGTTTTAAGTTCGAGTCTGGCAAACAGTTAGCATTTAACATTAGATTAAAAACTAGTGATGCTACACAGTCTGACATTGTTGCTGGTTTACAACTGACTGACACTTCTCCCCTAGATGTGACAGACGGTATTTTCTTTTTAAAATCAGATGGAGCTGCAACAATTAGCTTTATCGTTGAAAAAGACAGCACACAATCCACATTGACTTTGCCTAACTCTCTGGCAGACGACACTTTTATGACGTTAGGTTTTGTTTACGACCCTAAAGATCAAAAGTTTCATGTTTTTCAAAACAATGTTCTAGCCGGCACAGTGGTAAGCACAAACGCTCCAGATAATGAAGAATTGACTGTATCGTTTGGTATACAAAACGGTGCTGCTGCTGCAAAAACTTTGACAGTCGATTACATCGGCGCAAGCAAAGAACGTACAGCAACCACAGAGCTATAAGGAGTAAACCATGGCTGATACAGTAACAAGTCAGACCATTCAAGACGGAGAAAAAACTGCTATCTTGAAATTTACAAACGAGAGCGATGGCACAGGTGAGGCCTCTGTTAAAAAAGTTGATGTTTCGGCGTTAGCTAATAACAGCGCAGGCAACGCTTGTTCTTCGGTTTCCATTTCAAGGATCTATTGGGCCTGTCGTGGTATGGGCGTTGACATTGAGTTTGACGCAAGTACCAACGTTTTAGCAATACCGCTATCGGCAGATAGCACAGGTGATGAATATTACGATTTATTCACAGGTATTCCCAATAATGCAGGGTCAGGCGTAACCGGAGACATTGACTTTACTACGGTAGGTCACAGTAACGGTGACGCTTATTCTATTATTTTGGTGCTTACCAAAAACTATTAGAGTGGCGACGACTAAAGATGTAAAAAGGACTCCCAGCGGTAGACTTAATTATCGCGGGGAGACTTTTTCTGGTTACAACAAACAAAAACGAACGCCTGGTAAAAACAAAAAGTTTGCAGTGTTAGCAAAAAAAGGCGATCAAATAAAAATAGTACGTTACGGAGATCCAAATTTAAGTATCAAAAAAGATCAACCAGCGCGAAGAAAAAGTTTTCGAGCAAGACATAACTGCGATGCAGTGCAAAAAAAGAAAGATGTATTTGCAGCGTCGTATTGGTCGTGCAAAAATTGGTAAATAATCATGGCAAAAGAAAAAATTAATAAAGTTGTGAAACAACTTAAAAAAGCAAGCAAAACTCATGCCGGTCAAGCAAAAACGCTTGAGTCTATAAAAATGAAAAAAGGCGGAGGCGCAAAGTCGGATGTGCCATCTAACGTTGCTAACCCAACTAAATACAGACAAGCAAAAGCTAAGGCGAAAAGAAAGTTTGATGTTTACCCGTCTGCTTATGCTAATGCTTATATGGTAGCGGAGTACAAAAGGATGGGCGGCAAGTATAAAGGCGCTAAGAAAGCAGAGGGTGGCGAAATGAAAGGATTAAAACCTGTGCCTGCTGATAACAAAGGTCTACCTAAATTACCAAAAAGAGTAAGAAATAAAATGGGTTTCATGCGACAAGGTGGCGCAGTAACCATGGTGCAAGGTAGAGGTTGTGGCGCTATGATGCAATCTAAAAGAAAAAAAACCAGAGTTCCTAGTTAGTAATGGTTGCCAAAGCGAGCACAATAAAACGCAAAATCAAACAAGGAAAAAAACTTGGTTTTAGCGAGCGTGCATCAGCAAAAGCTAGAGGTTTGATAAAAAGAGCTGACGGCACAAAACGAAAAAGTCCAAAATACAAAAGAAAATGAAAAAGAAGAGAGATCCTAAAGTTGGCACAGGCAAAAAACCTAAAGGATCCGGCAGAAGGTTATACACCGATGAGAACCCAAAAGATACTGTCAGTATTAAATTTGCAACCATGAAAGACGCTAACTCTACGGTAAACAAAGTGAAAAGAATTAAAAAACCATACGCACGCAAAATACAAATATTAACAGTCGGCGAACAACGAGCTAAGGTTATGGGTAAAACAGGAATAGCTAATATTTTTAAAAAAGGTAAACAAGCGATAAGAAAAGCACATGGCAAAGACTAGCGGAGGATTAACCAAATGGTTCGAACAAGATTGGGTCGACATAGGTGCGCCTAAAAAGGGAGGCGGCTTTGCTAAATGCGGCAGATCTAAATTAAAAGCGGACAGAAAAAGAAAATACCCAAAATGTGTGCCGGCTGCTAAAGCGCGACGCATGACTAAAGGACAAATCAAATCAGCGGTGTCTCGTAAAAGAGCAAAAAAACAAGGTGTTGGTGGCAAACCAACAAATGTGAAAACTTTTGCGGCCACAGGTGGTATGATAAAATCAAAACCTAATATGGGTTTATACGGAAGGAGCTAACAATGAAAGGAACTAAATACAGAGCTATGGGTGGTTCTATGAAAGGAACTAAAATGAGAGCTATGGGCGGTTCGATGAAAGGCACAAAAGGTATGGCAATGGGTGGAGCAGCAGCCAGAGAGCGTGCTGCAACCGGTATGTCAAACATGCCTGCCTCAGTTATGAAAGCGCTTATGGGCGAAGGCACCAGAGCAGCAGGTCAAACACCAGCTTTACGCGGAACTAAAGGCATGGCCAAAGGCGGAGCTATGAAAGGCACCAAAGGCATGGCTAAGGGTGGCGCTATGAAGGGTACTAAAGGTATGGCTATGGGTGGCGGCATGAAAAACACAAAACTCAGAGCTAAGGGCGGAGGCCTTTACGGTAAATAGATAATTTATCAAATTAAATTTAGTGGCGTATTTAATTTCAGACATACCTCAGTTTAAATGCTGGGTTCGTAAAGAGTTTACGGCTAATCACCAAAACTATCATGGCGAGTATTTGCACGCTTTAGCATTTGCTGTGAACACCATTCCTGACCGATCTCTTTCTTTTCAAGTGGTTTTTACCGGTTGTGAAACCGACTTTGAGGATTATCCAGACGAAAACGTACACGGTGGCGCTATGTGGGCCCGTATGCCTATCGAGGCGCTAGTAGCCGACATACCCTTAGCTAAATGGCCAGAACCCATGGAAGATCATTTAGCGCAACCTTGGGACTGTTTGAGCCATCATCACTCGGTTATAACCATGGACAGAGTTAGCTCGTCTCCTTGGATCTGCAAAATAGGTGGAGAGTTCTATACCGGCAGATACATGTTTACCGTTGATTACACAGAACACAGCATAGCCGATGATCCGGCTCAACATAAGCAATCACATGTGCTATATTTAACTGACGCCGGTGACTACACAGGCAATATTGTTGCATTACCGAACAATAGAGTAAGAGCGACAAATCCTGCGTTATGGCGTGTGGGCGAAGGCGCTCCCGACTTCTCACCAAGTCAGTGGGTGCACTCAGCTGAGGGACATGAAAGTTACATGGATCCTGAGATTACGTTTAACAACTTATACAGTGACGGGATTGAAGAAGATTAATGGCAACATCAGGCAGCAAAAACTTTGAATTAGATGTAGCTGATTACGTTGAAGAGGCATTTGAACGCTGCGGAATAGAACTTCGTACCGGTTACGATCTAAAAAGCGCAAACAGAAGTCTTAATCTTATGTTGGCAGAATGGGCCAATAGAGGTTTGAATCAATGGACCATCACAGAAAAAACTGTTGACATGGTTAAAGATACAAAAACTTATAACGTTGATAGCACAAACGGTACGGCGCCGATAGATGTATTGGACGTGTTTATCCGAGAAACGGTAAGCAACGAAACCACAGACATACCTATGAGTAGATTGAGCAGAGCCGAGTACGCACACATAACAACTAAATCTACAACCGGTAAACCAAATCAATTTTTTATCAACAAACAGCTAACGCCAACCATATCGGTTTGGCCGACACCAGATAAATCTAGCACTTACACAATTCACATGAACGTTTTAGTAAGAATGGACGACGCCGACGCTGGCGCAAACACATTAGATTTGCCGTTTAGATTCTATCCTTGTTTAGCCGCAGGTTTGGCTTACTACATATCTATGAAAAGAGCGCCAGAAAGAACGGCTGCTTTGAAAGCGATTTACGAAGATGAGTTTCAAAGAGCTTTATCACAAGATGAAGATAGAGCATCTTTTAGAATCGCACCAAGTTTGAGGAACTACAACAACGCATAATGGCTTTTGCATCAGGAAAATTTGCATACGGAATCTGTGATATCACAGGATTTAGATACAAACTGAAAGACATGCGCCGTACATGGGACGGCTTATTGGTTGGCCCAGATCAATGGGACGCCAAGCATCCACAACTTATGCCAAAACCAGCGCCGCAAGATCCGCAAGCGTTGAAAGACGCAAGACCAGATATAACGGACGACAACTCAGCTTTCTTGGTTTACACAAATGTAGGCGATGGCAAATTAGGATCTGTGCTAACAACTTTTTCTGTTAGTGTTGGTTTAGGAGAGGTTACAATAACAACATGAGTTTTACGTTAGCTACATTAAAAACGGCTGTGCAAGATTACTTACAAGTATCTGAATCCACGTTTACAAGTCAGTTAGATAGGTTCATACAAGAATCAGAAGACAGGATCTTTTCCTTAGTCCAATTACCGAATCAAAGAAAAAACGTGCAAGGCACGCTAACTTCTGGCACTAGATTTTTGGCAACGCCGACAGATTTTTATGCGCCTATGAGTTTGGCGATAATTAATTCATCAACATACGATTACTTGGATTACAAACATCCATCATTCATCAAAGAGTTCTCGCCTGGTACAACACAAGGCACACCTAAATATTACTCTTTGTTTGACGAAACATCTTTTGAGGTGAGTCCGATACCTGATAGCGGGTATACGGTTGAACTTCATTATTTACATAAACCAGCCTCTTTAACAAGTGGTAGTGACAGTGGTACAACATTTTTGTCTACGGATTATCCGGACGCATTGTTGTACGGAGCGTTGGTAGAAGGAGCAGTCTTTCTCAAAGAACCGCTAGATGTCGTTGCTCAGTTTGAAGGGCGATTCAAGGAGGCGATAGCCAGAATGAAAAATACATCAGAAGGTCGCGGCACACGCGACGAGTATAGATACGATTCAGTCCGCTCTAGCGTGACTTAGTGGAACCTATACAAGAATTACAAGGTAAAAAAGTAGCAATCATAGGCTTGGGTGTGTCACAAGTCGATTTTGCTATAGGTTTAGAAAACTCAAGAACATGGGATGAGATTTGGTGCATCAACTCAGCAGGCTTGGTATATCCAGCAGATAGAATATTTGCGCTAGATCCGGCGAGTAGATTTTTTGATTCTGACGACGCCGGCAAACAAACAGAAGCCATGAAAAAGTTGATGCGTGAAACCGATACGCCGATCTATACTTCGGAGTTAGATTCCAGAGTAAAAAATCCTGTGCTCTATCCGGTTAGCGAAGTATGTAACGCGACTAAGTGTGCCTACATGAATAATACCGTGGCTTTTGCCCTTGCGTTTGCTTTGTGGAACAAAGTAGCCAGAGTGGATCTGTTCGGCATAGATTTTTCTTACAAAGAAAATATGCACTTTGCCGAAGCGGGTAGAGCCTGCGTTGAGTTTTGGATTAGTAAGTTGATGTGCGAAGACGTGATAGTTGGCATCAGCGGAAGATCTACGGTGTTAGATTCCAATGTGCCAGCGACACAAAAACTTTATGGTTTTCATAGATTAGCAAAACCTCTGGTCGCCGTGCCACATAACGGTGAGTTTATTATCGGGCCTTATGACGAAATCAACGAAAAATTAGAAAAGGTTGGATTAAAAATTAATGAAGATGTAGTCCCGCCAGAACCATACAAAGGTTGATATGAGCGTTGATAGCGACTTTGAATTAGGACAAATATCTATACATACGACCGATAATAAAGGTCACGATCCTGAGTTTTGGGCGGCACAAGCAACAAAAAAAATATGTGAATACTCTGAAAGCGCTCCCGAACATATCAAACAACAGGCTATTGCTTTTCAAAATCAAGTTTACTCTGTTATATTACTAGCTATAATAAATGGAATAAATTCTAAAAAAGTGACGTATGTGAATTTATTAAAGCAACAGGGCCATGATGACATGGCCGATATAATAAAGGAGCTTTAATTATGGCTATAACATCTGCGATTTGCACAAGTTTTAAACAAGAGCTTTTGGTTGGCACGCATAATTTCACAGCGTCTAGTGGTAATTCTTTTAAATTAGCTTTATACACTAGCTCTGCGACATTAGGCGCAGGCACCACGGCTTTTACCACCACAGGTCAAGCGTCTGGCACTAATTACACATCGGGCGGTAGCGCTTTGACAAATGTCACGCCGGTCGCATCCGGTACGACTGCTATCGTTGACTTTGCTGATTTAACGTTCAGTACGGCAACTATAACCGCTAGAGGTTGCTTGATTTATAACGACACCAACTCTGACAAAGCAGTTGCCGCAATAGATTTTGGTGGTGACAAGACTTCTACCGCTGGCGATTTTACGATTGTTTTTCCAGCAGCTACGGCCACAGGAGCAATAATCAGATTGGCTTGAACCTAAGTACCTTGTGTTAGAATCTTTCCATGCCTCTAACAAAGCTAAATTTTAAGTCTGGAATCAACAAAGAAGAAACCGATTACTCAAACGAAGGTGGTTGGGTAGACGGCGACAAGGTTAGATTCCGTAAGGGACGCGTCGAAAAAATCGGTGGTTGGGAGAAGTTTTCACCTAGCTCCATCATCGGCTCTGCAAGGGCTTTACACGCTTGGATATCACTAGCCGGTGCCAAATACTTAGGCATTGGCACAACCAACAAATATTACATAGAGGAGGGTGAGTCGTATAACGACATTACTCCTATACGAAAAAATACAACAAACACTGCGACGTTTGCAGCGACCAACGGTTCTTCTACTGTGACCGTTACTGATAGTGCACACGGAGCGGTACAAGGCGACTTTGTTACATTTTCTAGCGCAGTTTCTTTGGGGGGTAACATCATTGCAAGCGCTCTGAACCAGGAATATCAAATAGATCTGGTCACGGGCACTAACACTTACACAATAACGGCAAAGGACACAACAGGCACAACGTTGACCGCAAACTCAAGCGATTCCGGTAACGGTGGATCTGCTACCGATGCGGCATATCAACTCAACTCAGGATTAGATTTTTTCGTGCAATCCACGGGTTGGGGTGTAGATACTTGGGGTGCTGGCGGCTGGGGATCGTCAACAAGTTTAACAGCAAGTAATCAGTTACGATTATGGACGCACGATAATTTTGGTGAGAATCTAATCATAAACCCAAGAGGTGGCGGTATATTCCGTTGGGTTGAAGATAACGGCACTACTACAAGAGCTTTACAATTATCCGGAGTATCAGGAGCAAACTTGGTGCCAACCGTAGGTTTGCAAGTTATCACCTCAGAAACGGATAGGCATTTGATAGTATTAGGAGCAGACCCCATATCGGGTAGCAGCAGAACAGGATCCGTAGATCCCATGTTGGTTGCTTTTAGTGACCAAGAAAACGAATTACAATTTGAACCGTTAGCCACAAACACTGCCGGTTCGCTCAGATTATCTAGCGGATCTTCCATAGTAGGTGGCCTCAAAGCCAGACAAGAAATATTAATATGGACCGACACATCGGTTTATTCCATGAATTTTATAGGCCCGCCGCTTACCTTTGCTATCAATCTAATTAATGAAGGTGCAGGCTTGATTGGGCCCAAAGCAGCAACTAATACGCCTAGAGGTGTATTCTTTATGTCTAAAAAAGGTTTTTATTATTACAACGGATCCGTACAAAAACTGCCTTGTTCTGTGCAAGACTTTGTGTTCTCAGATCTTGATGAGAGTCAAGCTTTCAAATGTTTT